GTATTTATATTATTTAGAAGTACTTCTTCGTTAGTTTGAAAAGCCATTATTTTAAGGATTTATTAGTTTAAATATCATTTCTAGTTGCTCTGCACTTAAACTTTCAGGTAGAATTTTTTCATTAATCATCTTAAGTTCTAGTGTAGCTTCTAGGTCTAATTCTGCATTTACTTCGTCGAGTTGCTTTTTTCTAGCTTCTACAAGTTCTTTATTCTCTTCTTCAAAAGCTTTTAATCCTGCTTCATCTTCAGATTCAATAAACTTTTTTGCTTTGATAGCAAGTTCTACGAATTCTTGTGAAGGGGCTGCTTTTGCTTCTAATGCATCTAAATGATTTTTAATTACTTCACAGTTCTTAATAACAATTAGTGCATACTTTACTCCTTTCTCTCCACGAGTTTCATGTAAAACTTTGTACATGTTTAAAAACTCTCTGTTCGTCGCTGTTACATGTACTCCGTACTTTTCTGGTTGGTTTTGCATATATATTTATTTTTGGTTTACTCTCCTGAAGCATATACTCTAATCCAGGCATCTACTCCGTTAATCTGAATTCTAATTGCTCCTGTCTTAGCAGCTGCTGAGGCAGTAGAACTAGATACAGAATTTGCAGATGCTGCACCTGAGGTTCCTACAAAGTTAGCTAAAGGTCCAGCAGATCCAGTAGCATTAATAACTGTTTTACCACCAGTACCAGAACCACTTGTTCCTGGGTCAAGTACTATGTTACCTCCAGTTCCAGAACCTGCTGCATCTCCTCCTGCAATTGTAACTATACCACCAGCACCTGTACCTGATGCTCCTCCACCTTCAAGAGAAGCTGCACCACCTGCTACGTTTGATACGTTAGCTGTTGATGCTGCTATACCTAAAGATGCAGGGGTTGATGATGTAGTCATTTCAATTCTTTGAGCTAATGACCCATTAAGAGCTATGCTTTGGTTTACGTTTAAATCGTATGTGTAAAAAGCTGTTGGAGTTGAGCTACCAACAAACACTCTACCAGCACTATTTACTGCAATACCTTCATTAGCACCATCCCCACTTAACCATGAGAATCTGTAAATGTTGTATGTTGCGGCATCTAGATTTGCAGTTAAAGTAGATAAGTTAGCAGCAACTGTAATAGATCCTGCCCCATTAGTAATAGTTACGTTAGTTCCTGCAGTTAAATTAGCAAGCACTGGACTAAGACCTGTTCTTCCAACTACTAACTGACCATTTGTAGCTACCCCTAATGCTGATAAAGCTGATGTACCATTACCTAATATTAAACTATTAGCTGTTAGAGTTGCAGCTCCTGTACCTCCATTTGCAACTGGGAGAATGCCTGTAACATCTGTGGTTAAATTTACAGATGATAAAAATCCTGCAGTAGCATTATCACAGTTTGCTAGGTTTATCAAAGACTCATTAACTTGTAGTGTAATGTTATTACTTGCAGTGGCAACTGTTAATAATGAGTTTAATGACTTAATACCTTTGAAATTCAAAGTGTTTTTATTTGTCACACTTACAAATAGTGCCTCACTACTTGTACCTAAAGTAGTCATTGTTGGAAAGAAATCTGATGCTAAAAACTTATAGTTTGTAGGTACAGATGAATTTGCAATTAACAAATAGTCATTTGCTGATACACTTGTTTTTGCTAATGTTGATAATGAGGTAATAGTTGCCATTTATTGTAAGTTTATGTGTCCTCCTGATTCTAAAGTTATTTCTGTTGTTCCGTCTTCCTTATATAGATAATATGTTGCAGCAGCTGGAGTAACTGGTGCAGGAGGATCTGAAACAATACAATCTCTACAAAGTCTATTGACAAAGTCAGTATAAACTTGTAGATGTGTTGTAGTATCTGTAGGGTCTACTACTCTTGGGTATACAATCCCAGCCATAGTTTGACCAGAGTATATGCAATCTAATGATGAGTCTTTATTGTATCTATTAAGTAGATATACGATAAGATCGAGTTTAAGAAGTTCTAAATTAGAACATTGAACACCTCCAGATATTTTATTATAATATGAGGTGCCTTTAGTGGCATAGCAAAGTTCGATAGAGTTTACAAACTCCTCGAAGTCTTGACCATATATTGTTTCTGGTAGTAATCCCATTTAGCAGCCACATGCACAAGAAGCTGTGCAGAATTCTTTTGCTTTGTTATACTTATTGATAGCGTCAGTGACATTATTATTAATAGCACTGTATAAAGCAGATTGAGAAAGTAGTCTCACCTTCTCTGCTGTACGTAAATCATCGTCACATTTATCACACTCACAAGTACAGTTAATAGCAGATGTAACTAAGCCTGCAATGCAGCAATCTAATTCACACATCCCAACAGCATATTTTTCTATTCCTGTTGTTGGATATGAGATTGTAATAACACCATTAAATGTTTCTCCTGCAGTTGCAGAAGTTAACACCCATGTTCCAGATCCACCACTATTAGTAACTGTGGCTAATACTTCTGTTTCTGTAATATTGTTTAGAAACTCTACATTTATACTTCCAGTTAATCCTGAAAATACTGTAGTGATTGTTTTACAATCTTGTGAGATAGTTATTGAATCTATTGCTACTGGCATGTCTTAGTTATTGAATGTAAAGATATTAAAAAGTAGGGGATTTGACTCCCCCACTTTTAAATTAATTAATCTTAGAATACTAATTCAGTGTTAGTTACTCCCCAGTTAGCAGCAGAACCACCTAAGAATACAGTATCAGCAACTGTATTAGCAGCTACTGCAACTTTACTGTAAATCTTGATAGTGTTCAATTCACCTGCACGAGCAATTCCAGTATCAGCTGGGTGATTGTGAGCATACTGAATTTCAACTACTTCGTAAGTATTTCCACTTTGAGCAAACTCTGGGAATGCAGTTGGGAAGTACATACGGTTGAAGTTACCATAACGAGAACGTTGAGATTTCTCATCAGATAAAGCTTGCCAGTAGTTACCGCAACCTGCATCAAATCCAGCATTCAAACTCTGAGATCCTACAGCTCCTGTACCATCAGAGTAGTTAACAGTTACATCAAATACAACACCTGCATGACGAGCAATGATATCCAAAGTGTTACCAGGACCATTGTTAGTTAATGAGAATATTGCATTTAAAGTTTTATTAGCTTGTAGCTTAGAGATAAATGAAGTGTACAAAGTAGCTTCAGCTCCAGCATGTTCAGCAGCAGATACTTCAATGTTAAAGATCATACGACCAGCTGCAAAGTTTCCTACTAATGGAAATTCATATCCACCTCCTGAAAGGTCAACAGAAGTTCCATTTTGATAGTAGTTAGCATAAGCAGTAGGAGCAGTACGAAGTGCAATTCTAAACATTACAGCTTTAGTAGATGTTGGAGCTCCAGCATCAATACGAATGCTATGACGAACAGATGCAGCATACTGAGTGTACTTAATTCTCTTAATGTCTTTAACATCAATGATAGGAGAAGCAATTGGGTTAGTACCAGAAGGCATAGTTTGAACAATCTGGATAGGACCAGCAGCGGCCATCATAGATGTTGTCAAGTATGCATTGGTAGCTACATTCCATACTCCAATCAAGCTAGCATTTGCAGCAGCATTTTGAAGAAAGGTAGAACCGTCTAAGATAGTTCCGTTAGTAGTATCGGTAATGTCGTTAGCAACAAATACCTGATTTAGATTTTGAGGTGCCATTTTAATTTAAGTTTTAGGCAGTTAAACATTTATTTATTTTACTCACTCTCGAATGTTTCCATTGTCTGAGTTTGATACCTAGGGTCTTGTATACCCTCAAGTATGCTTTTAATAGTCATCTCTACAATTTCATTGTGAGTGTGTTCTGGAAGTTCACATCCCACTCCGTTAGTTATAGAGATACTATCGGGTCTACGAATATACTTAATAGTAACTTCGGGGACCACAAATTCTTCATCCGTATGTAAATCAATATAATTTTCTTCTATTGTATACAATGGGGTTCTATAATCAGTTCTGTTAAATGGGTCATCTAACATAACTATAATATCATCATGCTGTGCAAATTTACACAAACTTATCTTATGTACAGTGTTTGTACCAGATCTATAGGTTTTATTTATTGATCTGATGTAATCTCTTTCAACGTATATAGCTGTAGTCATATTTCCAGGTTGACACCATATCTCTCTTATATATGATGCAGTTGAACTTAGACTCCACCCAGATGGACTGTTTAAGTACAAGTGGTTGCTATTCAATACTGGACTAATATGCACAGTTGTCCCTAAAGAAGCTTGATCAGGGAACGATGATGCTGGAGTTATACCAAAGTTATACGTTTCTGAATTAATTAAAGATTCGTATACAATCTCTTCCCCTAAAGGATTATTAGTTACTAATTCCCATAAAGAAGATGTTGAATTCCATCTTTCTATTCCTGTTAAAACATATCCATCTACAGGAGGAGTTAACTCAACTCTTACCATATTATATGAAATAGTATTTGAATCGTATGTAGCTACGTCATTACATGCATAGTCTACATTACCTCTAACTGATACTAAAAATAAGTAATCTAATGGAAAGGTATATCTATCTATAAAAATATCAGAATAGTTAGAGTTAAATGCTAATCCTTCATAATTAGTAAATCCTGTATGCTCTACTACTAATGTTCTAAGATCGTCAATACGTTTTTGAGACTGTTCAAATCCTTTCCCAAGACGGTTAGATGTGGAATTGTATCTCTGTTTTATGAACCTAATCATAGACAGATTTAACTCATGATCAATCTCTTGAGGTAATAAGTTATCAACCTGAAAGGATGCAATTTTTTGCACCCCCAGGTTGACAGCTATATGCATTTCGTTAACAGTCATTAACAGTTAGTTTAGTATTGTAATTCTTTGAGCTTAGCTCTCATAACATTAACAGCACCAGAATTTTTCTTGTTCTTGAAGTAAACGATTGTGTCTTTGACATCTTCTCCGATTGTTTCATCTTCATGGATATGTTGATTTCCAATCTTACGAAGAACTCCTTTCTCAACCATTTCTTCAATTTCTGCACGGATTTCTAAAGTGTCGTCCTTACAGTATTTCAAAAAACGTTCTGCATTATTTTCTTTATAGTCGTATAATGTGTTTTCAAGTTCTAGATCAGATAGTCTGTCTGGATCAGAATTCATCAAAACTCGAACTAACATTTTCATTTTATCTTTATTATCCCCAAGCTTAATAAACTCTTTATCAGCTTCTTTCTTAATCTGAACTCTAGTGTTCTTTTTGATTAAGTCTTTTTGAGGATCATAAACATAGAATTTTTTGTTAGCATCTGTTTTCATCTCTTCTTCAGACATTGCTACTTGTCTATGCTTTTTACACCATTGGTAATAGATATAATCCATTACATTATTCGGCATCCCATTTCCATCTTTGCTAATGTCAAGTTCTACTCCTTCGAAAGGAACTTTTAAACTTAAACTAGCCCAGAAGTCTTTGGTCTTTTCTGGCCACTTTTCATGTCCAGGTGGTACGTCAATAATTTTGGAGAGTACTTTACTTTCCTCTTCCCCATCCAATCCTTTGAGTGGCTGACGATTCACATAAACTGAACCGATTTTTACCTTGGCTCCTGCACGGATTTCCTTAGGCAGGTGATTCATCACCTCTTTTCTTCTAATAATTACTTTCATTTTTTCGTTCTTTTTCTTATCCTCAGGAAGAATAACCTGAGTTTTTTATATTTAAAAAAGGGAGCAGGCATTAAACCTGCCCCTTTTTATATGCAAACCAAAAACACAATTACGATGCAACACATTGTAAATCCAAGCTTGTATCGAAACGACGAAGTAAGATACCAGCTGTCTTCAACATGTGAACAGATGCACCGTCGATATCACTTGCACGTGTGTCATTTCCAGTAAATCCTTTTGGAACTACTGAACCAGCAACACACCAACGAAGCATTTCACGACCTTTCTTGTTGATCATTTGAAGGTTGTTTTCCCCATCATAAGTAGATTGGTCAACAAATACCATACGGTATGATTCAAGTGGAAGACCAGATACTGGGTGCTTCTTAGAAGCTTGAGCAACTGGACCGTGATCAAACAAGTGAGATTTAACTACATTAACCTTGTGGCCATCAACGTGCTCATAAGTAGTGAAGTAACCAGTGATTCCTAAGTTACGACCAGAACCAGTGATGAAGGTTGGTTGTGTAGTTTGTAAGTAAGTGTTTGCACCATAGTAAGACTTAAGAGCACGATCGAATTCACGAGCTCCACCTACACCAGTGTACAAAGTAACTTGCTTATCAGTAGCGTCAGTCATACCATAGAACAAGTCACCGATAGTTTCTTCAATCTTACTTTGAGTAAGAGTTGAGTAAGTATCTTTATTGATGATTTGCTCAAGAAGTCCAGGACCTGAAATTACTGGTTGACCGTTCTCATCAAGCATGGTAGAAGTACCATTTGCATCGTGAGTTTTTTGTCCATACCAGTAGTACATTTCACATTCTTCTTTGAACTTCAACATGTGACGGTACTCTTCGTAATCCATCCACAATTTAGTTTTGCTACCTTCTTTCAATGGAAGCTCAAATTGAGCAACATAGTCTTTAGCATTACCAGAGAAGTGGTAAGATTTACGGATAGTTCCGATTTTAGAACGAACTAGTCCAGGTGCAGTCCAGTTAGATGCATTACCACGAGAGAAGTCAATTCCCACGTTAGCATACAACATACCCCACAAAGCACCATCAGCTAAGTCACCACCTGCAGAAGCAGATAGAGCAGCAGCATCAGGAGAAACTAGTTTTAAGGTGTACTTCCATCCAGCTCCATCAGCAACTGGCTCAGTCATAATACGAGCTAAAATACCAGATTGAGATACAAGAGTGTAAGGGAAAATAAACCATTTGTCTGGGAAAGTTACAGTGAATGCAGATCCACCTGCTCCAGTTCCAGAGCTTGCGATAACAGGACGAACATTAATTTCGTGTGTTTTAACACGATATTCGTACTCATAACGATCGATAGATTTAGTGTTACCAACACCTTCAGTTAAGAAAGACAATGGGAACTTCTTCTCTTCACGACCAGCCAAATGAGTGATGATAGGAGATAACTCCTCAGGACGTTCCATAAGTGCATTAACCAACGAGTTAGTGTCAGTCATCTGAGCATCATTATAGTACGTTTTTAATACTTGCATTAGTGCCATGATTCTTTATTTTTTAAAAGTTAAATTGCGTTTTATTCAAACAGCTTCTTCATGTCCAGTTGTTCTGGATCAAATTTTCTTATTCTTTTATCGGATTTACCGTAATTCTTTAATTTTTCTTGGTTAGACTGAATCTTATCTCTTAAGCTTTTAGCACTTTCAGTTCTAACTTTAGTTGTGATGATATCTTGCAAATTCATTTTCTTGTACATCAAGTAATCGATTGCAAGTTTTACATCTAATTCAGAGTTAGCATAATCCATATCTCTACGAGTCTTTCCTGATTTATCTACAGGCTCAGAAATGTAGTCGAAGAATTTTGCTTTCTCTTTTTCTGGGATACGAATTCCTGCAAATTCACGACCTTCTTGAATAGTGTTAGCTACCCCTTCCCAAAACTCTTCTTGCTTTTGCTTTGCTTCAAGCTGCTCTCGTTTTTGTCTTTCAACAATTTGTTCACGTTCTTTAGCTTGGATATTAGCAAGTTGTTTTTGAGCATTTACAGCTCTGTCGTATAATTTACCAGAATCTTCATAATCCTCTACCATATCTTTGATGAATTCATCATCATGACCTTTAGTTCTTAAGTATTCTACTACGAATCCTTTCTGAGTACGAGAGTCAGATTTATCAATTTCAATGTTTCCATAATCCAAAGATGGGTTATATGCTTCAAAGAATTTGTCTGGGTCTCCACCAGCTAGAACAAAGTCAAGATGTTTCTGTACAGTAGGAAACTGATCAAATAATGATTGAAGTTGATCTTCAGCAATCTCTTTAGCTATGTCTTTAGTGAATTCAATTAAACCTTCTTCGGTATCAGCATATTCATTTTCTAGCTCATACCCAAGTTGTTTTGCAATTGTTTCAGCTATAGACGCTTCTGAGTCTTCACCTTCTTGCTCATCCCCTAAGTCATCGTCATCGTCATCGTCATCATCGTTAGATTCGAATTTCTTCTTAGGAGTTTTTGCAGGAGGAGTATCATCATCTTCATCCTCTTCAATTTCATTTTCTACATCAGAATCATCTTCCAATTCATCATCGGTAAGTTCATCTTCGTTTTCAATATTTTCAGCTGCTCCCTCTTTAGGGTTAGCTGTCTCAAGTCCATCTCCAATAAAGTCGTCGAAAGAGATGTCTGAGAAACTTAGTTTTGTGTCTTGTTTTGCCATATATACAAAGGTATTGGTTTACTTATATCAAAAAAGTATAAATTTATTTTTTATATTTTGCATTATTATATTGCACTTGCAATTTATTGGCTTTACAAGTGTAGCATTTTGCAACTCCTTTAAACCCACCTTTAGCTTTATTATCTTCGGTAACTTGTTCTGACATATCTTTCCCAAACCCTACAGTATTTAATATTTGTTGCCAAGGAATATATTTAGTTACAGGTTTTACACCTTTTTCTATATATTTAATTTTTCCAAGCTTACCTAAAGCAGGTACAGCTCCAAACATTTCTAAACCTTCCTCTGGAGTTGGGTCTTTTCTTCCAGACTCTTTCCAACTTTCATAAGCTCGTTTAGCATCGTCATGAGACATGATACCTGTAAAATCAAAAAGCTCTAAAACATCTTCACCTATACCATCTTTACCCCATTTTTTATAGAAGTCTGGTACTTGATTCCAATAGACTTCTTCTTCTAATGTAGATTTTCTTACGGGTCTATAAGTAGGTAATGGTTGATTAATCCCTAAGTCAGGATACTTACTTGTATCAAATCTAGTAGCTTTTACCTCTACTGGATTTAAAGTATTCATCGGTGGAAGCATACCAAATGGTAACTTCTCTGGTGGGTTAGATTTAAACCCCCCTTTAGCAAATATTGCTTCTCCTTTATATGAACCAGTTTGATTTGGTACTATGCCTACGTTAGTTGATCTAGAAGAGTCTACTAGTGGCTGCTGTTGTTCTGGCATTTGTACTGGAACATTAGCTTGAACTACTGGAGGGGATGATGGTAATTGTTGTTGAGCTTGTTGAGGCTGCTGTATCTGTGGCTGCTGTAAAGTTTGAGAAGCTACAAAGTCAGACATTTGCTGAGCTTGTTTCATTTTTTGCTCTTGCTGATATTCAGCAATTAAGTCTCTACCTTGCTCATATGCAGAGAAGACATCTAAGATACTTCCTGGGAAACCAGCTTGCCTAGCTTTAGATAATAGTTCTTTTCTTTTAATATTGTCTAACATTAACTCAAGAATTTAAGCTTATACTTAGCTGAGTTTAGAGTTGATTTAATAGCATCTAGATCATTTACAATTTCTGTGTAAGATATTGTTTCTTGAAGCTTAGTGATTTTATCATGCAGTTCTTCAATGTAACTAATTGCTTCTTTTACAGATTTTAACTTAGGGGCAGATGTATCTGGGTAATCTAATATCTCTCCAGTTACTCCTTGATATCCTTCGGCAATTGTATCTGCCAAACCTGGTAATGCCTCATACAGCTCATTAAGAGCTTTGTGAGCTGAGTAAGATCCTGGTCCTGTTATAGTTAAGTGAAGAATGTGAAACTTATTAGAAGCATCTAGCATTTCTACTACTAAACTTGGGACTGATACTTTACTTTTTATAGTCTGAGCTACTTTATCTAAATATTTCATTATTGCTTATTTTGTGATGCTTTGATTTCAATCTCTCTTTCCTTCAAAGCTATTTGTTGTTGTTTTAATTGAAAATCTTGCATCATCTTTTCTAGTGTAGCTGAAGAATTTTTATCTGAAGCTTCTGCTGCAATAAGAGCTTTTTCAATTTCTAATTGACGATCTTTTTCTTTTTCAATAGCAAGTTGTTGCATTTGCTGTTGTTGTAATTCAATCTTTTGTTGCTCTTGTTGTTGCATTGCTTGTTCTTGAGCTTTCTTAAGTTCTTCTGCAGATTTTTCAGCTTGAACAATTTTATCTTTAATTTGAGACAAGCTATCTGTTTCAAACATTGCAATAGCTGAAGATAATGGCATTCCATTCTGAATAGCTGCTTGAGCAAGACTTTCAATCTTCATTTTCTTTTCAATGTCCTTACCAGAGTCTGATACGAATATACCATACTCACTTTCCATATGAGTAATTGGGTCAATGTCTACTTGATCTAACGATCCGTCAGGCATTACATACATTGCTTTTTTCCCGTTTAACCAAGCCTCTTTCGAATAATCCAAAAGACCTTGTAACTCCCTTTGTTCAAAGTGTGAGAATTTACGGAATATATCTTCAGTAATATGAGAAGATTGAACAATGGATTGCTGTGATGTGGCTTTTCCTTCATATGTCCCCATTTGCCCTTGTCTCTGTCTAGTTACTCCACTAAGCTTTTCCCATTCTAACATGATTGATTCAAGGAGAGTTAAATATTGTGAGATTGTCTTAATAGACATATCTAATACTGATTGGTGTTGAGGGGATAATTGAATTCCCTCTTTATTGTAATCAACCCAAGCAATACCTGTACCTTCTACAAAGTACATAAACTTGTCCATGTCCCAGTTCTTTGGGATCATGTTAATATCGAACTGAGCTACAATATCTTTTGATCTAGCTATTGCTAGTTCAAGACGGTATTTGTAGATGTTATAGTTAAGTTGGTAAGGTATCCCTAAAGATACCAATGAAACATTCTGAGAGTTGATATCTGAATACTTTCTTCCGTTAATTGGGAGTTTGCAGATTGATGGGTTATCTAAACTATTTCTTTGATTTGGGAGGGGTTGCATTTTGATGTAGTATAGACCATCAATTCTTGTTCCTTCCCAAACTTCGTTAACCCATTCCCATTCCATTTTAGCCCCAAGCTCTTTTAATTCTGCAGGAAGTTTGTAAGACTCATCTATGTCGAACATTTCCTCCACACCTGTGTTAGGGTCTGTATACTTTACAAATCCAATACGTTTTCTAGATTTCCAATATACTGTTACAACTTCAATTAGCCTGTTACGATAGATATTATCATCAGCACCAGATGCCTCTGCACGGTAGAGAAGATATGCTTCTGCAGATGTATGTGTTGGGTTTTCTAAGTTTAATATTTGTTCATCTGATAAGTACTCCCCATAAGCATCGATTATTGTAGATGCATGTGAATACTTACGAATGATAGCCCAGTCTGCATCTTCTACAAAGTCAATGTCTGGATCTTTGTCATAGTCTATGTCTAACGGATTAACTACTTCGTAGAATGGTTCGTTACGACGTACTCCTTTGTGTGAGTAACATTCCCCAGCAATAAGAAAGTGAAAGAATTGTTTTTGTAATTTATCGTAAATCTCATTAAAGTACATTACATATGTTAAGGCTGCTTGTCCTTTTATAGCTCTTGAGTCTACATATGTTCTATTAAATTCTTCTTTTACTTGTTTAGGGAGAGGGATTTCTTGCTGCTCAATGTCTATTTGTCCTTGCTTTGCAAGTTCATTTAAAAACTGACCTTTAATGTTTTGAAGCATTAAGTTTTTAAGAGCCTCTTCTTTTAGGCTAACGGAGTCTGCATTCTGTACAGTTACAGTATACTCTAATGGACGTTTTGATTTCTCCCCTAACAAAAGATCTATGATAGGTTTGATAATTGGGTAGTTACGTAACTTAGATGGAAAGTTTTTACGTGTCTTCCCATAAGGCTTAAGCACATAGTTATAATCTTCTTCATCGATTACTCCATTGTAATAATCATACAATGATTTTAAGTAACTTCTTCTTTCACTGATCCCAAACTTTGATAGATTAATAAATGCATCTACACATGTTTTTCTCCACTCTTCAGTTTTTTGAGTTGCAGGGATTCTTTGTTTTGGTATATGGGCTTGTCCGTACATTAATACAAAATTAGTTTCGATTTACCAGTGATCTGGAAAAATCTTGTTTTTATTAACTTCTTTATAATATCACACTAGTGGTAGATCTTGTCAAACCAATCATTAGTGGAATTATCTGAGTCATCTAGCTTAAGTTCTTTATTGTACAACTCTCTTGTATGATACATCCCAATCATTAAGGACATAGCTCGGTCAAAGTTGCCAGTTCTATTAAACTTAATCAACTCCAAAAGTAATGCAGGATCGTATATCTTGTGCATATTTAGTGTAACATTTTCATCTTCGTCTACACCTCTACCACTAACTAACCAGTCTCTGATGTATAATTCCCCTTGAGCCTTACGTTGTTCAGTCATGTGCATACCGTACTGTCGTTTAACAGTCTTACTTCTAAGTTCACGTTTATCAAGCATTTCGAATTCTTCTTGCAATAAATGCATCTTTCGGAAACGTTTTGCATACGGAATTACTTCTCCTCTATCGTTCTCAAACCCTATCTTTGCATTGTAGTATTCTGCAAGCATGAATAGATTTCGGTTATATTCATCCTGAGATTGTGGACGGCCTACGTAAGAAGCAACTATAATATCATCTGGTTTAGAGATATTGTTAGGGACTTTTATAACATAGGCTGAACCAAGAGATGTGGCAGAGGCAGACTTACCTTGAGCATACGGGTCATGACAAATGATGTATAAGTTTTTAGGGGTAATTCCTTCTCTCTCAGTTTTGAATGGTGGTTCATAGACTACTACACAACCAGTTAAATCGTCGTCTTTTCTATGTGGGAATTTTGTAATAGGTTTAAGGGAACCATTAGGCCGGAAATTAGTTTTGCCGTGGGTGTCATAATACATCTCACCACTAACTCCTATAGCTTGGAGGTTGTTGGCAATTACTTTGTTGTACTGCTCTTTCAAAGAAGCTACATCAAATACATTGGCAGTTACCTGCAAAGTAGCCTCTTGTGGAGTAAATGGGTGTTCGGCAATATACTGATCGAATGCCTTTGGATCATTACCTTTTTTCTTTTTTTCTCTTTGAGCTTCTTCATAGGACATAGCTTCTTCAACGAGACTGTTCCCATCATTATCAATAAAGCCATCGAGATTTTTGTAAATTGGGACAAAGAATCCACAGTAAGTTCCCATTGCTCCAGCATCCCAATCATTTTCAAATCCTAAACAATCGTAGGCTTCTGGGTGATAGAATAGCTCCTCCATCCCATCAAATCCAGGACCTTCTTCTCCACCAGTTCCAAATGCAATCATTGTCCCAAGAGTCTTTGAACCCTGTCTCATTGTAGGCATTGCTACCTCCCAAGCTTTTAGCAACCCTGAGAATGACCCTGCCTCTTCGAAGAATATTAACTCACCTGCTTTACCACGGATTTTATCTGGGTCATCTTTTAATGATACTCCGATAATCTGTGACTTGAACCCAAGAGTTACGTCGGCCCCGTTTACATTCTTTTTGTACCCAGATTGTTTATGCATTTCTCGATCGATAAGACGTGGTTGAGTCCAAGCAGTATTGTCATCTACAAATGATACAATATCCCATGCTTTAGATAACATCCCATCCCCAATCAAGTATTGCTTATCAGAAGCAAATACAAAATTCTTAGAATTCCTAAGATGGAAATAGTTACGGCAAAGCATAGCTGCAGCTTTGTAGGAGAATCCTTTACGTCGTGCTTTAAGCACCACCATATGCTTGTTTTCTTTACGTGCTTTGTCAATTGCTGTAAAATATTCATAGTCTCCGTCATAAAATGCAGGGAAACTTCTATCACGTCGTGATATGATCTCCCCGTCTGGTTGTTCTTCATCTATAATCCTATCAATTGGACAATAGTTTAAGTAAAAGTAATGAAATCCAGATATCTTAACCCCATTTACTTCATACCCATGTAGACATCTATTTTGCTCCTCATCCCAATACTCGTAGTATTGTTTTGTTCCTGGGAGTGCATCTATATAATGCCCAAACTCTTTATAGTGGTTGGCAGCAGGACTAAATAAGTGAGTGTCATTTAGTTTCATTTTTCATTAACTTGCTCTATTCTTTTTCTAACTTCAGTTAATTTCATTGGGCAATATAGTATCTTCCCATTTACCCATATCTCTGTTAAATCTGGGTCTATCCCTGATAGAGATATTGCATTAATGTTGTAAAAAACCATTTCTTCAGATGATTTAGTGTTAACCTCTGATTCTACCCCTAAAAGTCTGAGTTCAGATTCTTCTTTAGTCATCACTAGTATTGGAAGTATTATTGCTTTCATTTTATTCACTATATTTGTTTGTTTTTACTCCAGCCCTGTTTGGGTTGTCCTTGGCCTGTTGCTTTTGTACGAGTTCTTCGAGTCTGTCTAATCCTTCAACTACTTCTCCTATCTTAGATAGATTGGCAACCAGGTCTTTGGCTTGATAGAGTAGCTTACCGTTTTCATCCATAGCAGTTAAGTCTATGTTTTCAAAGTATTTCTCAAGTTTGTTTACTGAAGATCGTGCAGATTTAAGAAGTTTAATAGCATGAGTTTCAGATAGTTCCATGTATTTATCGACTGCTGCCTTTAGATACGGGGTAATCTTAACCCCTAAATCTTTCATAAGAACTTCTTTTCTTTCTTCTTCCCCGTATGCTGAATAGCTAGATCTGTGATCTACAAAGAAGTAGACAAATGCAAGTTCTTTTACTTTGAGTTTTTCAAACTCAGGGATAGTCAGTGCATACGGTGATGGTATGACTACATTATTGTTGACTGTTAGCAAGTCTTTCATTTTTCTTTCTTTTTAGTTCGTTTAGATGAGCTATTCTAGATTTTTTTGCATGAAATTTTCCAAAATATGGTAGTCTAACTGTCTCAAAATCACCTAGTTTCATAATTTTTGTAACATACTTAAATTGATAGTAGACAATATCTTCTATCTTATTTAGAGGCAAGTTATACTTCGTTGCTAACTTCTGTATTATTGCTTTCTCCGTCTTCATTCTTTCTTAGATTTATTTTTCTTCCGTTTCCCCCAACTTTGTACTTATCCCATTTTCCTTCAGGGCAGAATGCTGTAGCCCAACCACTCTTTTTTGGCATAAAACACCCACAACTATTGCAAGTATTAGTTTCATCAAGTAATGGACAAGATGTGCAAGTAGCCATTCTTTTGTTGTATACCTCTTCTGGAACAACTGGCATACCTTCTTTTATAAACTCTGCAGATGCTCTTGCAAAATTCCAAGCTTTTTGTAATAGATTTGGCTTCATGCTGGTATTATGTTAATCTGTACTGACTCTTTTCTGAGAATTGGGGCAATATCATACCCATTCTTAGTTTGTACGATAGCATTTTTATCCTTCAATCTTTTAACGTAGTTGTTAAGAGTATTGTGGTCTTTAATCTCCATCTTATCAGCCACTTTCTTTTTATTGGCTGGGGAGCACAGGTTTACTGTATCCCTTAAATCTATTAGGTTAGCTAGAACCTGTAACTCTGTGTCTGTTAATTCTAGTATCCCATTGAATACTTGTAGGAATTTTAGAGTTGTATCAGCTTTTATATTAATCTTCCTCATCTTCGATAATTTTTCCGTTATCTATAAGTTCAATTTTAGCACGTCCATCTATTAGTCGTACTTTACAAGTTTTAGAATATGAGTTGAATTCGTTTAGATGCTCTTCTATATTCTCTCTTGTGATTAAGAAAGTAAGGAATACTTCAAGCTCTTTTGCAGCTTTCAGTAATCCTTGTCTTTCTATCTTTACAGCAGAGGCACCTAGCTTCAATGTCTCATAATCATCTATGGTCATTGTTACTGTACCAGTCATATTTTAGTTACTTACTTAGTTACTACCCCAAGAACTGCCATTGATTCGTTAATCATAACATATTCGTTATCATCAATGTTAATGATAACTCCTTCACTTGCAGGGTGAATGTATACAACATCCCCAGTCTTGCATTTGCAATCTGGTCCTGCAGCTAGTACTGGAAGTACGTTAGAACGTAATGCTGACGCTGATTTATCTGATAAGATAATTCCTGCATCTGTCACCTTTTTATCAGGTTTTGGGACAACTAGCCAATCTCTTGTTGGCTCAAAATTTAGATTTTCCATTTGTTATTTAGTTTGCTTAATGCAAATGTATAACAAAGACTATTATATAACCAAATTTTTTATTTGATAATAGCTAACACTGTCGTAGTGATGAATAGTGTGGTAGTGACTACAAACACTCCTGTAGATATTTTATAGGTAGTTAGGTCCTCTTTAGTTGTAGCTAACTCTGCATTTAAGTTCTCTACAGCAAGTTCTAAGCTCCCAATCTTTTCAAGATTTGCTTTACTCGATTCTTGACATTTAACATAAGAGTCATTTAACTTACTGATTGCCAGGTCTTTATCTCTTAATCTTATCTCGTAAGTATTAACATTCTGCTTAAGTATGAATTCACTTTTTTTGCATGCATCAAACTCTACTAATGTTTTTAGTAAAAGTTCTTCTTGCTTAGTTGTAAAGAATATACCAGCTTGATTGTTGTAGTTAATTCTTTGGGGAGTAAGTTGTCCATAGCTGATCACGTTCATTGTTATCAGCACTAGAAATACGGCCAATGACTTCATCTCTATCTTTTTTTATGTTAATTATTAAGTTTGCATTTGCAAGTATTTTGTACTTGTTGATACTATCTGTGTAGGATAAGCTATCTAAAAAGTATTGAGTCTTGATTGAGTCTATTTTCAACTGTGTCAAGTCATCATAAGTTTTTAGTTTTGCTTTGTAAGAGTCTATATCTTTCTTATAGTTATTTATAGAGTTAGATAAATATATAATTCCCCCTATAAGTCCTGTTATAACAATGATTATAACTGCAGTTGTATTAACCTTCAATTTGCTCATCTTGCTTTAGAGATTCTTTAGATATTTCTTTTTTGACTTCCATTTTCTGAGTAAATACCCCCTCTAACATAGTCCCTACAAATACTCCACCACCAATAAACATGATGGTGTTGTACATATACTCCGGGGTTTTGTATTCTGAGAATGTAGCTATCCATGCTAAGGCTGATCCTGTCAGTATGCAATACAGCCCAACAAGTCTTTTAGAACTTTGATCTCCGTCCTTGCTTAGTATAGATAATACCCACTTCTTCATTAGAACTCTCTTAATAGGGTATAAGTAAAGGATTCTTTACCTGACTCTTTGCAAAGCTTGATTAACTTAGCAAAGTCTTGTGGGTTATTTAATACTTGACAACCTGCCGACCACTTTTCGATGAGTGAACTTATAGCATTAGGGTTAGCTCTATGGATGTTCACCCCAAACAAACCAGTATCTTCTATACCTTGCTCTTCAGCAGTCTCGTCTTTATCAGTGTCACGATAAACTGTAATAGGTTTACGTTGTACTAAAGCTTCATATTGACCCTTATGTAAACCTAGTTTCCATGTGTCTACATACTGATTTGGTTTAAGTACTGCAGTACCTTTAGGGTTCATAAGGGTTAATAGCCAATGTCTACCTGGGTTTGTTGTACAGGTAAATGGACCATAAAACATTGGCCCTTGTACTATATAAAAGTGATCATCAAATTTGTTATTGACATTAGCTTTAGATCTTACCCCAATAAGGTGAAAGCTTGGCCATTGATATCCAAGTCTTTTGAACTCTGTTTCCAGTTCTGTATAACTATATATTTTCATTGTTACTTAGTTTGCTTATAATTTCATTTGCTGTTTTGCAAATATCGTTATTTATTTTACATTCTGCTATTAGAGCATAAATTCCTTCGTCTAAAAATACATGAACACAAAGATCGTCTATTTTTTCATAGCCGTTTAGTGAGAAGTCTATTCCTCTATAATGCATAATGCCATTGCTTAGTGTTACTTCCTCCATCATTAACCTTTATTTATTTGAACTTGTATGAATGAACTTCGTGAGCTGTCAGCAGTTGATCCATTTTGAACCGCTACTACTAAGTACTGAGCAACTGTCCAGTCTATGTTATTTGCACTGACTGCTGTTGTCACTGCTGTGTTATCATCAGCATTCACATTTAAGTTACCTGCCATGCTCTCTGTGTTTGTTGTAGATTTTACAGCAAGACTTCTGCTGTATTGGAACATCAAAGTAGTTGCTGCTGCTGCTGCACTCGTTGCAATCAAAGAACCACCAATTGCACTACTTGTATTTATATACATACGTGTAGTTAATGTACCTGCCGTTCCCGTTTTACGCACTCTCGTTTTAACATAAATGACATCACCAACTGAAACGGTATTTGCAGGTATTAAAATTGATGCAGTTAATGTACTTGCAGTTGTACCAGTTATTGCAGTTCCGTCAATTACTGATTGCTTATTTAAAGCAACTCCATTAGTAGCTATAGTAAAGTTAGGATATGTTCCAGATGTAACTATACCCGCACCTGCTGTTAAAGCTACAGTTTGGTCAGGTGCATTATTAGTTACTGTAAAACTAGGGTATGTTCCACTAACACCTATACCTGTACCAGCACTTAATGTAACTGTTTGATCAGGAGCAGAGTTAGTAACTGTTACAGTCCCACTAGTTGTAATAGGATTTGTACCAGATAAACTTATACCTGTGCCTGCAGAAAGTTGTACAGAAGTTACTGTACCGGTATTATTTGTGTAACCTGATGGATTAGTTGCATTATATGGGGTATACCCTAATGCTGTAATTACACTTTTATTTTTCCACAGACTTGTAGATGATTCGTAAGTTAAAACATCATTGTTAGATGGTGTTGGTACTAATACTCCGTGCAATTCATCAAGTTCGTAACCATTTTGAATTGCTAGAATTATTCTCCCTTGAGTAGGATGGGCTCGTGCTACTGTCCCAATAAATACAGCATGATTAGGTTCAGCAGGTGGAGTTGTTGCAACCATTCCTCCTGGAACATTATTAAGCCAAAGTCTGTTCCCATCTGCAAACATACTTAAGTCTAAATCGTGCATTGTCCCAGATACAGTTACATACCCATCATCATTGTTTGCAATATCTGCAGATACTAACCCAATTGTTTTAGAGCTAGTTGCTTCAGTTGATGCATCTGCTAATACTGCATTTGGTCTATAGCCTGTAGCCCCACTTAAGTAAACTACCTGCCCTTTTGTTAATGTTACTCCAGTAGAATTACGTACAATTATTTGCACACATTCTGCTTGATCCACAACTCCATCATTATCAATATCATATGTAGCTTTGTACATATCTCCTCCACCACCACCTCCCCCTAATGGTACGTTTATCCATTGAACTCCATTGTAAGATAATATATCCCCAGAAGTTAGTGAAGTAAAAGTTACATCAATTAAATCTTGTAATTCTGATACCCCGTTAATGGTGAGTACTCCATTAGATTCAGTTATTGTAATCCCTGTCCCAGCTGTTACTATGTCTGATAAGTTCTTGAATCTGAATATTTTAGGTTGATATCTCCCATCATTTATAATGTGAGCCATCAATATCTGATTATGCCTAATGTTATCTTCTCTAATACGAGAACCGTTAGTAGTATCTATGTCTACTAACTCTTTTAATGAGATATCTGTCTTTGTAATTTTCAATTGAGTTTAGTTCTAGCTTGAATCCACAAATGGCTTTTTTCTTGCTCTGCCGCCATTATAGCCATTATGCCTCTAAGTTCTTCGTATGTAAATTGAACAACAAGCTCATCTGAGTCGTTAAGTACTTGTATGACCTTGTCATCTATATATACTACAGCCTGTTCAGAGTCTTCCTCATCTTTTGTAAATGGGGGTTGATACACTCCAGTCTTAATATACGTAGGCATTGAATTCTATTTTACTGCTAAAGTATGAAATTTCTTAATTGGGCACACCTCTCCCCTACGAATTTTTACTGTTTAAAATTGAACTTTGAGTTACTGCCGTCTTTAGCCTTTGGAGGAACATTTCTATCAGCCCTTAGTTTTAACCCTCCCCAGTACTCTATATCAATTCTTTTTTTGCAACTATCGGGGACAACTTTTTCTAACTATGTCGATAGAAATAGAACCCGACTTCTGACCCCTTACTTGGTTACCTCAGGGGTGATCGTTATTGGTTAACGGTTGCTGTTTGCAAATATACGTAATTTGATTACCCTTGTCCAACTGAAAGTTTGTGATAATGTTTAGAAGTTTTCAACTTAGAGTGTTTAGTTTTAGCATGAATGCCTGGTCTCTTAACTTTAGGTTTAGCTTTAAATGTAGTCTGTGTTTGTTTAACCTTTGCCATTTCTATCAACAATTATGTTTAGCACAGTCCTAAAGAAATAGAACTTTAACCCCCAATGCTTTAAGCCTTTGTAAAAAGTAAATCCTAATTTTTTAGTTCCGTAAGTTTTGTAAGTAAAAATGTTCATAACTGTAATTTTTGGTTTAACTCCCACAATAGAGACAAGAGCTGTCATTTTCATTGTATTCACCTGCTAAGATCTTTTTGCATTCTTCATTAACCTGTTCGTCGTTCCAGTCAGGGTGGAATGCCTTAACCTGTGCTCTTAAAAACATATATTGCTCTTGTTTCATTGGTAACAAATATACATATAAAATTGTTACAAGGTTACAATGTGTTTTATAAAGGAAAAAATGTTGTGATTTTTATACCTGATAAGGTACATTATAGTGTGATTATTCAGTCATTACTCTAAAAAACTCCCGATAGGGTATGAATTCCCACACTTGTCGAAACTATAGTAAACTTTTGAGACAAACTAATGTGGATAATTGTCACCAGAATAAGGGTTACCGTTGATAATAATCCCCAAGGGGTATCGGCAACTTTAGATTATCAAATTAAGTAAAATGTGATAGACAAATAGCTTTGATGTTAAAGAATGAGAATCAAGGATGAAGTGTCAAGTTTTTTACACCATTTAGTTGACATCGACAAGATGGGTAGTAGAACTCACCAACTAAAAAAAATTTTAGGGGGAAATTTTTTGAGGGTTAAAAATTTTTAGATGGGAAATTTTTGAGAGTGATGTCCTACGTATTCAAAGACCCCGGCTAAGTATTGTGCATCGGAATGTCCCGGTCACACTAATACCACAATCTTATGGCAAAAACATCTGCTCCTGCTCCGGAAGCTCCTGCTTATCGAGCTTACATTTCTTCTACTGGTACAATCATCGTAGAAGATGCTGAATTCACTTTTGTACCAGGTCAACTTCCTATTAAGGAGATTATCACTTATTGCCGAAAGGAAGACCCACAGTACACAGACTTCCTGGCTCATTGCAAAGCCGAGGGTTGGCTAAAATAAGATGAGGGCTTCGGCCCTCTCTTTTTTATTGGGGGGAGCTTGAGAATAATCATCACGTAAAGTAAATCGTTAACTAAACGATGCTAAGTGACTGATTACCAGGATCTCTTCAACCCTTTCAAGGCAAATTGACTAATGCCTACAAATTAGTCTATCAAATTCTATAACACATTGTTATGCAACAGTCATTCAACATGATTTGGACCTGCCATATGACAGGCAACAGAGTTCATTTAGAAAATATGGGTTCTAAGTTTCTTGCTGATAAAATAATTCAATTAGGAGAAAATCTAATAGACCCAGAAATTTCTATTTGCACAAATCCATTTGGAGAGCCCAAATAGGGCTCTTCTTATTTGTCTGAATCACAAATGTGTTAATTAATCTCTAGACCGTATGAAACACTTACTGTTAATCATCATCATTGCTGCTTTCTTAGACAGCTTAGGATTGATCTACTTAGCAAACACAACACTAAACGTAGAATGGTATGTAAACACCTTTCTAGTTTTCGTATCATGCTTTTTATTTTACTTGATTATCTTCAGAATCAAAGAATATAAACTGCATCAATAACATTAAACCAACAGCATTGAGGTCTGATTTGTCGATACAAGTCTTTCGACTGATATGTTGTTGGTTTGTACTAATGCACCATAACTCAGTTCCCAAGGCTGAGCAATACTTGACTACGTAAAGTCTTAACTTATCCGTGATGTTAGACAAACAAGTTCTAATAGGATAAGAGTATTGAGTGCAGAGGGGTACAAACTAATCATTAACTAAAATTTAAAAACATGAAAGTAGTAATCAACAATGAGTATGGTGGATATCATTTATCTGATGCAGTACTAAAGATGTACTTAAAATTAACTGATACACCTTATGAAACAAGCTATCAATCTGGAAACTATTATGAGCAAGATTGTATTGTAGTAGATGGTAACCCATTTACTTATGATTCTATTGCAAGACATGATCCTGTATTGATAGACCTTCTAGAAACAGTAGGATATATCAGCAAAGGATTGAAGATTGTAACCATTCCTGACTTTGCTAAGTATTCCATTGGTGAGTATGATGGTATGGAATGGATTGAGAATACTTGGATAAATGTATCTGTTAATGAACTACGTGCCGGTCTTTCAGAAGAAAGAATAAGACAGGCTAGACAAGTAGATTTCATTAAACTAGGGCCAATAGAAAGGACGTGATATTCGTCGTATTCCTAGGCATGAAGACAAACTGCCTTATTTAATTTTGGATTTACATAAATCAACATATAAAAATCATGAGTCATAACACTCAAAATTCTGGTTCATTGACTGGGTTGTCAATGAATGAGACCTTGCTCGTGTCTGCTAGGAAAGTTGCAGGCCAAAAGATCCAATTGGAATTTGCTGAGATTCTTCAAAAAGAATCTGGTCCAGTAAATCCATTGGCGTTATTTAACAAATCAGACTCTCGTTTCTCTCAAGGAGGAGCAAGACGTGCATGGATGACTGTTGAGCCATCTGATGCATCTGCTTTGTTAGGGTTAGATCTTACTGATTCTAATCCAGGTTGGACTCAAGACGTTCTTGGAAGAGAAATCTTGATGTTAAACGTGTTAAATCCTCAAGTATTAATTGGTGATGAACTAATTAATCTAAAGGTTGAAGTTGTAGAAACAACTGAACCTTCTGAGTATCAATCTGCTAATCTTGACACGAGTGCTAAACGTCGTGGAAAAGATGGAGCCTTTTGTACTCATAAAGGTAAGTACATCTTTGCTAACACTCGTATTGCTTTCAACAAAGCAAATCATGTGTTCTTAGAGATGGATGCAGTTACTACAACAGCTTCTGTTACTTCTGACGGAATTTATAACTAATTCTGTCAAAACTTGATAGAGTGTTAAGGGGGAAACCCCTTAACATTTTATTCAAGTATGTGTAAATGTGTTTGAATAAAATTAATCTCTAACTCAAATGAAAAAGCATACCTTCTATGTATTACTGTACTTTGCAGTAATGATTGTTGTAGCATCATTAGTATCTTGTAGTTCAAAAACTATGAATGTGTATACTAAATGCTATGATAAAGACATCAACGTTAAAAATTATAATCCAAGACCAATTCCTGGTCGATAAAACTTTAAACAAATGGAAGAATCATTCATCTATTTTTACAAGTTAGCTGATGGCACTGAGTGTGCCACAACTAACGAGACCTTTGCTGTATTAAGATCACAGCAAGAAGGAACTGATATCGTATTTGCACAACCAATACTATAATGCTATGAATAAACATTTAGTAATTGCTTTAGAGTACGAAAAAGTTTTTGTATTCTTCCCCACAATTGCCTTTGGGGAATGTCAAGTTAACAACACTTATTGGGCTGCATTTATATTCGGTCCATTCAGACTTAAGTTTAAGTTATCACAGAATGCTAATAATATAGCACAAGATTAGGGTTAGATAAGGACAAGAAAATGCATTAGAGATTAGTGGTATTATCTCTTTTGCATTTGTCTTGTTATATTTGATTACTCGAAGATAGAAACTAATCACGGTGACAGCTCGTAACTAATTAGCTATTAGTACCTTGGATGAACGATGTTAGATTGAGATGTACATATACTTCTAACTAATCACTAAACTCCAGTAAACTGTTACCGTGATTTAACTTATTAGCTCCGTTGGCCAGGAGATCGTAAAACACAGTAAGCCTCTGACACAAGCTCAAGTAACTGTTCTCATCGTATAGGAGATAGAGTTAACCTTCTCGACGTCGTTTAAAAAGGTTGACAGCATGGAAAGACAGCCGCCTTCGGGTGTTACAGTAATTCGGAATTTCCGAACAACCACTAACTAAGTAAACAAAATAAAATTTAAACAGCAATGAGTAAAAAGTACACAATTGAATTATCAGAAGAGCAGATGAGACTGATAGCTGACTGCCTTGATGATGTGGGTCGATTTGCTTCTGGACAATGTCAACTACGTTGTACCATTGATGAGATGATTGAAGGACTGTCGTTTGAGGAGCAGCTAAAACGTAGAGAACATGCTGATGCTCTATTGAGAGAGGTTAAGAGAGTTCTTCTTCCTAACTTTGCAGATAACGAGAGTTATGGCTATAACAGCACCGAGTTTATTGGCAACTGCTATCAGATTTCAAGAACTATATTGCATCAACTTGCAATGGAGTACAATTGGGATAATGTCTATTCCTCTCCAGCTCTACCTAGTGGTACAATGGGAACAATTAAAATTACTAAACTCTAAAAACTAAAAACTATGGAAAAGAAACAAACTGCGGTTGAACAACTAATTCACGAAATGAAATCATTGCTTGAACAACCATACGTGAACCCTAAAAATGCACTGAACGACTGCATTAATTTAGCGTACAACAAAATGCAAATGGAGAAGGAGCAACATTTTGAATCATATAGACAAGGTAACGTCTTCTTAGACTCTGACTCACTTAACTTTAAAGGTAGTTTTGAACAATACTACAATGAAACATACGGAGGTCAAGATGAAAAGTAAAACTGTAGAAAGATTACTAAATGAAACTTCTGAGGATGTCAAGAAACAAGTAAGTGAATTGGCTGATAAGTTAGTAATCCGTAATGAAAAAATAAATTCAATTACTGAAATCTTGAACCGACTCATAATCCATCACGGCTACTCAACAGATGAAGCAGCAGAAGATATTTATGAATTATTTAATGATAACATAGGAGGTCAAGATGAAAGCAAATGAACTTAGAATTGGGAATTTAGTATCTCCACCTGTTGGATGTGAATATCATTTTGGAGAAATAACTGCGTTAAATTTAGATACTTATGATTGCAAATTGGTAGATAATAATTACAAAGAATATGTTTCTTTATCTCAGTTTGGCAAAATACGAGATTTAGAACCAATCCCACTAACCGAAGAATGGTTGTTGAAGTTTGGGTTTGAAAAGGTAATTACAGATACAGAAGATGCTTATGGGATTGATTACAATTTAGAAGTTGCTGATATTTGCTACATATCATATTCTGATGATTTCTCTTGCGCAATATACGGTTCTGAATACGCATCTAAAAACTCAATAGGAGCTGTACCTAATTGGAATAGTATTAAATACGTTCATGGTTTGCAAAATCTTTACTTTGCCCTGACTGGTGAAGAACTAACGATAGGAGGTCAAGATGAAGAGTAGTTGGGGGAAAGCATACAATAAAGCAAACAAGGACGGGGCATTATATATCTTATTCACTATTTTGATATTTGCATTGATGATCTTTACTTACTCAAAAACAGTATATTATATATATTAT